TACGTCGAAGAGCTTCCAATGCACGTGTAGTTAAAGGCACAGATCGAGACTTCCCGTTCTTGGTGTCCCATAGATAAATTACCCGTGCGTCTTCATCCACATCACGTCCACGTAATTTAAACAACTCACCTGTACGCAGTCCAGTGTCTACTAGAACCTCGCAGAAATCAGCCATCTCATTGCGTCCAATACCACGGAACTTGGCAATCATGATCTGTTCTTCCTGCTCGTTGATCCAACGCATACGTCCTTCGGGTTCACGCTTACGTTCTATACTGGGCATTCGGTCAATGTACCCCCGTCGGTACGCATGTTTAAGCATCTTGCTTACTGCCGCTAATCGTCGGTTAATCGTGCCGTTACTCTTGCCGTCGCGTTCGAGCTGATAAATAAGGTCGTCAATCAAACGCTCATCGACTTCCTTGACTGAACGACTAGCACCTAATCTCACGTACACGTCCTTAGCGTTACGCCATAGGCTCATCTCACTCTTACATCCGCGCCAGTGTCGGTTAAGGACTTCTTCAGCAAGAGCACGTAAGTCCATCGTAACCGACTTTACACTGGCGTCAATGCTGACGTCCTGTCCCGTGCGTACCTTTTCCTTCATCAAGCGCAACCATTCGTCAGCTTGCTCGTACGTATCGAACGAAGGGCGTAACCTTAGTCCATTAGGAGGAGTATAGTTCACTTGAAATCTTTTACCACGTAGGTTAATTGTTGCCATTGTTTATTTTTTTGAATTTATGATAATCAATCTCGTTCGTAGGTCGCTTCCGTTCAATTGTCGTGCGGTATTTCTTTCCGTTCTTGTCAACCGCGAGCTGACACTTACCCCAAAAGCGGTTAGTTGCTTCCTTCATTTCTTCGGGTGTCACGATAGTAGAGAATCCTACGTCTAACCAAGCGCCCGCTTCAACGTTCGCTCTTCTAATTCCCTGGAAACTGTTCATAGTACTACCTTTCTATCTATGAGGTCTTCGGATAAACCCGACTCGCTCACGTGGTTGTCGTTGCTAGGCTTGAATCCACGTCGACGTAATTCCCAGACCTCGCCTCCTAGTTCACGTACCATCATCGCCTCGTTAGGAAAGCGCAGGTCATCGATAACCATAGGAGTCGCCTTTTCTTCCATGTCTTTGACCAAACGTTCACGTAACATGAGCATCCATATGTCTTCGGTTATCATCTTGCGCGCCCAATCTGTACCAAGCGTCTGTAAAAGATACCGCCCCGTAACGTGCTTTGGATAGTTAGGGATCGTTGCTTCCTTTTGCTTGAGTATGTACTCTTCAGGGAACACGCTCATAAGCATCGTCTTTAATGGCGTTGCGAACGAGTACACGTGTCCGTTCTGACCTGCTATGAACGATGCGTACGTAGACTTACCGACGCCTTTAGCGCCGCATAAGCCAATGAGTTTAGGTTGTAATGTCATAGTTGATGAGTCTCCAAGTCTTCGGGTATTTCAAAGTCGTCGGTGTTGTCGGTTGGTTCATCGTCATTGCACGCCCAATATTCGTCGGCAATGTCGTCGTCGTTGGGTTCGATTGTTAGGTCGTTAGGGTCGATCATGATTTCTTCCTCCTTAATCTCACGTATACCTCGTCATAACCTGCTTTGATTTCAAGCACGTCACCTGCCTCGGCATACTGTTTTACTTTAGTGATCCAGATACGAGCGTCGCCTCGTCCGTTGGCTCGGTAGCAAGAGACGTCGCAGTCTTCCTTATGTCCACGTACCTGTAGGGTCGCCTTGAACTTGTGTCGGTCACCCGCTTCAAGGTCGTCGTAGTCTATGATTCCCTCGTCACGTAATAGATCACGGACGGATTTATTACAGTCGCATATACTCTTTTCTAGCATGGTCTTCGTTATTTTTATTTCGCTCATGATTCGTTATCGGTTGTTAGGTTGTTGTTTACGTGCTTGGTGGTCGTTCCATAGAGCGTCGGGTATGTTCACAGCTTCAAACACGTAAGTGTCGTTGATGGTGACGCTAAAGTCCTGTCGTTCCTTATGTGGGAATCGGGAACTAAAACGTGCACGTGCTTTGCCGTTGGTGTAGGCGTCGGGTACTAGTTCTTCAATCGCTTTGCTTACGGAGTACTTGTCGAGTAAGGAGTCGAGTTTAAGGTCTTTTTTTAGGTCTTTTATTTGGTTCATTTGTTGGGTTAGGTGTTTGGTTAGGTTATTCTACGCCAAGGTAGACAGTCCGTTCCGCTTTGGGGTTACGGCAATTAGGACAAGGCTTTAAGGCGTGGTCGAGTTCGGGGTAGATTTGCATACAGTCCAGACACTCGACAAGTTCAAGTTGTCCCGCGTCGTCGCAAGCTTTGACGATACTGCGATACAGCGTAAGTGAGTCTTCGTCGTTGTCGCCGTCTTGTTGGTTGTTGATTTCGTTTCGTAGTAAGTATTTAATCTCGAAGATTTGTTCTGCGTTAAGTTCTACGTTCCAATGTTTTTCTTGTTCGTTATTCATATTCGTTCATATTAGGTTAGGTGTTTGGTTGGGTTAGTCTCTTCATGCGTTCCATATGTTCCTTACTCGCAGTCAATAGCCACTCGTAATGGTAAAGCCACGTACCATCCTTGAAGACCACGATAAGCTCGCCCTTGGGCGTCCGTTCAATCTTCGGGTGAATGGTAGCGGGCTTGTCGGTTCTATGCAGTCCTGTGTTGAATGTCATGCGTACTTCTCGATTAGGTTGTCGATCAATTCTCCAATCGTTTCTTCAGTACCTTCGTTGTCCTTTGGCTCATCAAGCAAGCCACGTAATCTCAAGAACATTCGTATGTCGTAAAGGTCGTAAAGGTCGGAGGTTAATGTTAATTCGTTTTCGTTCATGTTGTTTATTGGTTATCGATTAGTAGGTCTTCAATGTCTTGGCGGTTGGGCGTGACGTCCACGTAAAGGGGCGTACCTTTGCCCGCGTAAGCTGACCAAGTGTTATGTTCTAGGTATTCGAGTGCTTCCACTCGCGTCATCGAATCACGTTCGCAAAGGACGTCAACCATTTTCCAAGAGTCGTATACGATGCGATAACTGTCGACTGAGTTGCCGTTCACGTAACCGATGATGCAGTCGTCAAATCCGTCTGCGAATAGCGTTTGATTAGATGCGCTCATTTCTTTTAAACTGAAGTTCAACAAGTTCTTCACAATAACTCAATACCGCACCATCTTTCCACTCTCTAGAAATTTCTGAGTCTACGTCGATTAGCTCGAAAGCTTTATCAATTGCGACGTCCTCACTTTCCGCGTCGATGTCATAAGTGCGGTACGTTGTACTCGCGATTTCAATTTCGTATTTTTTGTTAGGTTCTTTCATGTTGTTTCGTTTTGTTTTTATTGATTGTTTAAGAGCACGTACAGTAGTGTAATTGACACACACGTCCATAGGGTTAAGATTGTTAGTGGTTCCATTATCGATTGCCTTTTTCGTAATAAAGAAAGCCAAAGCCCAGTAAGAATATCATTGCCCAGACGAAGATTGTAACAATGTCCATAGTTATTCGTTGTTTATTCGTACACGTATCCAATGACGTCGATAACATCACCCGCGAGTCCGAAGTCAGGCGACGTACAAAAGTAAGGTTCGCAAGGTTCGCCCGTTTCTTCATCACGTGCAACGTCCCAAGACGAAACGTAGTGCTCGCGTTTTAAAAACACGTTCAAGTCGTGTAGGTCTTCGTCTTCAATCCCGCTTTCGTCGCCGTTTATAAGCGTACAAATCGCCCAAGATGGTATTTGGTATTCGTATTGTGCTGTAAGTTTCATAGGTTGTTATTAGTTATTCGTTGGTTATTGGTTCACAGTCCTCGTCACTGTCAGTAGGAATTGGTCGCGTTACTTCCTCCCAGTGGTCTTCACAAGCTTGCTTGGCCTCCTTCAAGGTTTCATAATAACCAATGGATTCAAGTCCGTACCTCGCGAAAAAATGACTTTCTCCTTTCTTGAAATCAATGGTTATCATAAATTCCGCAAGGCCATCAATGAGTCCCTGCAAGCTTTGTCCGTCACCATTTTCCGCGTCCCATACAGGAAGGCGTTCATCCATGTCCGTAGTGTTCAATCCAAACTCTTCAGCAGTAGCCAATGTTGCGCTGTACTCAACGCCGTTAATCGTCTTAATGATCCAAGCTTGTCCATCTAGCACATCAATTTCAAATCCGTTATTATTCATAATAATTTACTCGTTGATTGGTTATATTGATGTTACTGACCGATTAAGATCACGATTGCAAGCCATAAAATGGTAGCTAGAAAACCGATCAGTAACGCGTTCAAGCGTTCGCTTTTGGTGGGTTTGTTGGTGTCCATTATGCTGTTTTTTCAAGGTTACGAATCGACAGCTTTTTAAACTTTTTATCGGCGGTTACTACGCCACGTTTAACAAGCTTATTATCAACGTAGAATCGGAATTCTTTTTTACCATCTTCCAAGTCACGACACGTTGTACGATGACTGACAAAGTCATGACTATTACAGGCGGACGTTCCCACCTTGACGTTTACGTTGCTCGTTTGCTTTGCGCCGTAGCTTTTACTCGATTGATAAATGCAAGCTTCGACTTCGTTCCATATTGGATATGATCTCATTTTATTCGTTTGTTGGTGTTGGTTTAAGCGTTTTCAAAAGCCAATTCAATTTGATCTTCTGCCCAAAGAACGTCTAAGGAGATTCCCAAGTCATCCTTTTTTCCGTAAAGCTCAACAGGAGCACGATCAACCAAAGCCCAAAAATCGTATCGATCTTCAAACATGGATTTAGCTCCTATATCAGACGCAAGCTGTTTGTTGGTAGTGTAGCACTCGGCGTCTGCTTCATTTTCGGGCCGTCGGCGTAAGAAAGAAGTAAAGTTTGGAAGTATGTTATTTGTCATAATTTTATTTGTTGGTGTTGGTTTTTAGGAAAGTGCAAGGCCGATTTTGACCGCGTCACTACAGTCGCTGTATTTGACAACCACGGAAGAAAAGAAAGAATCGTTTTTGTATCCATCCCAACCATAAAGCCAGTGCTCAGCCGATGGAAGATGAGAGTCGTTGACGCGTAAAAAGTCATTCATGTCGTAAATCCAATTACAATATCGAAAAAAGGTCGACTCCTGTACGTCGTCGTAGGCGTCTTCATGCTCAGCTTGCTCGGCGTCGGTAAGTTCGTGCCAAGAAAGTAAAGGTCGGTAATGATGGTTCGTTTTGATTTCCATGATTCGTTTTGTTGGTGTTGATTAGATTGTGTGAAGAAAAGCGCCGTTGCCGTCGAAAACAGCGTCGAACGTTCCCAAGGCGATCTTGTAGTTAAGGTGAAAAGCGTACCCGTTCGAAATGGCGTTCTCGTAAGCTTCGCGCTCCCGTTCGACACGTTCTCCGTCTTCATAGTCGGTAATGCTCGCAAGGTCGCCGTCGATGCGTGTAAGCTCGTTTTTAAGGCTCTGCATGGTAAATTGATACGTTTTCATGATTCGTTGTGTTGTTGGTTGGTGTTGGTTTCTGCAATGATTAGGACAATCTATAGTGAATTTCTCCCGTGCTCTTTTCTCGAATCCACCCGCCTTTCTCTAATTTGTACTTATTCCAATTTTCTTTTTCTAGGTAAGTACTGGTTTCCAAACTGTAATCGTTGCAAACGTCGTAGAGTGTTTTACCTAGTTCTAAAGCTTTTTTGATTCGTTCTTTCATAATGTGTAATTTGGTTGGAATTAATGTGATGGTTTGCGAGCATGGTAAAAAACGGAAAACTGTCAAACACCAAAAAACGAAAAACGGCTGAAACCCGCTTGTTTACTAGCGAAGATCTTTTCGATGAGTTGAACGTTTTAACTAGGTAAAGCGAATTGAAGCGAATTTGAGAGCCGTTTGAAGGCGTCGATCAAGAGCCGTTTGAAGGCGTCGATCAAGGCGTCGCAAAAAACGACCAAACACACAAAAACAGGCAAAGCATTTAACCGAGGTTTGACGTACAGGGATGTCTCAACATCGTCTCAACAAGGTCGGCGTACAGGGATTTTCCAAGGCCAATGCGTTCTTTTATCCGTTGCGGTTGTCTAGTTCTAGCGAGTTTGGAATCGATGCTGTGACAGCGCTGTGTCAAACCATCGATATAAACCTCGCGCATTACCTGCCCCGTGTCATAAAAACGCGCGCCCATGCGGGGGTAATTAACGCGCGCGTATATAGCGTTAAGGACGTCTGATTTTTCCGTCTAAACTATCTGGGGCTAAAGCCTTTAACTGTCTTAGCTACCTAAACGGGTGCTTACGAACTGCTGTATTCTTATTCTTTAGTCGTGCTAGTGTCTGCTCTAGTTGAGTAAGAAGTCGTACAAGTAACCGTACGAGTCCGTATACTACATCTACAGCTGTATCAACAAGCCCGTTAAAAGTCTTCGTTTTCTTCATCGTTTAAAAGATCGTCATCAGCATCGAACATTACTTCGTCGTCACTAGGTTCTGTTAAGTAGTCTAGTTTAACCATCTCTAGGCAACCGATTATAGTCGCATGATTAAGATCAAATTCACTACGAAACCTATTTACTGCGTTCTGTAGTTCAAATAAAAGTGCATCCGTTTGTTCGTTGGTATCCATAGGTTTAGGTAATAGTTAAAAAGTTAGTTATTGACAGATTTGAAAACTGGTTATAATTAGTGTTAACGGCTTTTAGTTTAAAACGCGTTTAAATCGTGCTCGTCCCCGAACTGATTTTAAAGATATTTTAATCTAAACGAGCTTACTCGTGATCTATCTTAAATATACAGCCATTCATACTGACGAGGTTTTTCAAACCATCAACCTAACGGTACGCATATGAATCTAGATATAACTAGTTATATTATATAGATTTTATAACCAAGTAGGAGCAGCTTGAGTAGTAAGCGACGTTTTGTACGCGGCATTTTTAAAACGTTCTAGTTCAATCTCGATCAGCTCGTTCTTTCTTTCGTTGATCTTAGAATCGGCATTTACAGCCATTTGTTCTACCCAGTAACCTACGGCTATAGAAAGAGCGTCTAAACGGTCATCTTGTAATAAAGCACCTCGTTCCCTAGTCAATCTACTTAGTTGGTACAAAAGCATATAACGAGCTTGTTGCTCAATAGGGTAACCCTGAGCGGACTGAAAATCACGTCTTATAACGCTAGGATCGACCACTAATTTGTGTGCATTTAAGACAGGTTCTAGGGTATCTACTATGCGCTTTTCCTTTTGTATATGGTGTCTTACTTCGTTGATAGAAACTGGATAGATGTTGTTTATTACAGGCTTGAAAAGCTCAGTAAACATGCCGTCCCCCATATTAGATTCTACAATGATTTCGTTGACTTTATAACGTTTAGCTAGACCAGCTAGTTCTTTCAAGACGTTTTCACCGTACCCTCCTTTAATACCATTACAAGCATGTACCAGCAGATGTCCGTTAATCATTTTAACTATGGAATAAGCTGTT